GCCATCTTCGCGCAAACTGCTATTCAAATGACAATTCAAACGTTTGGATCTGGGCAATGCCTGGTGTAAAACACCGCAGCGGTGGGGCGCGCCTTGGCGCGGGCCGTCCGCGTCGAGACCCTGCGGCGTCATGGCTGGCGGGACACAAGGGGACGCCTGGTCCGCGTGGCGTGCCTTCGCAGGCGGTAGTGCCGACGAGTGGGCCGAGCTGTCCGACGGATGCGCCGGACGACGTGGCCGCGGTCTGGCGTGAGCTGGCGCCGCATGCGATCGCAGAACGGACGCTGGCACCGCGAACGGTGATGGCCTTCCTTCTGCTGTGCCAGAACGTGGTGCTTGAGCGCAAGTTAGCCGCCGCGCCGTTGTCGTGTGCGGGACCCGATCACCGCGGGATCTTGGCTCGCGTCGAGATGGGACTGCATCGATTCCGGCTGATTCCTGATGGCAAGCCGACCGCGGTGCCAGACGTGCTCGACGAGTGGGCGGAGTTTGACGGTCTGCTCGTGGTGCAGGGCGGCAAAGCGTGACCAACCCAGTTGACGCCTACGCGATCGACGTGCTGTCGGGTCGCGTGCCGGCGGGCAAGTATCACCGGCTGGCGTGCGAGCGGCACCGTCGGGATCGGGCGCGCGAGGGCACGGCCGGTTTCCCGTTTGTGTTCCGGTGGGACATCGCTGATCGGTTCGTCAAATTTTCCAGCAAGCTGAAACACTACAAGGGCGAATGGGCAGGCCGTCCGATTGCCTTGCAGCCGTATCAGCTCTTCCGGCTCGGCTCGGTGTTCGGCTGGATTCATCCCGAGACCGGGCTGCGGCGATTCCGCACAGCCTACAACGAGCTGCCGCGCAAGCAGGGGAAGTCGCTTGAAGCGGCCTTGGTGGCGTTGTATGTGACGTTCTTCGACGGCGAGCCTGGCGCGGAAGGGTACTGCTCCGCCACAAAACGCGATCAGGCCAAGATTGTGTTCGCGGATTGCAAGAAGCTGGTGCAGTCGTCGGGGCTAAAGTCGCGCATCAAGGTGCTGGTCGGCAACCTCCACCACGAGGGCACGGCGTCGAAGCTCGAACCGCTCGGCGCCGATCACGACTCAACAGACGGACTCAACCCGCATCTGGTCATTGTGGACGAGTTCCACGCGCACAAAGATCGCGGACTGATTGACGTGCTCGAGACGGCCACGGGCGCGCGCCGGCAACCGTTGACGTTCCAGATTACGACGGCGGGCAACGATCCGGTCAGTCCCTGCGGCGATCAGCACGAATACTGCTGCAAGATTCTCGACGGGCTCCAGGTCGATGAGACGTTCTTCGGGTTTATTGCCCACCTGGACCCCGGCGACGATTGGCTCGACGAGCGGTCGTGGGCAAAGGCGAATCCCAACTACGGGGTGAGCGTGAACCCGGAGGATATGCGGGCGCTGGCAACGAAGGCGCGGGCCATGCCGAACGCCGCGTCGACGTTCCGGCAGAAGCGGCTCAACGAATGGGTGAACGCAGACACGCCGTGGTTGTCCATGCACGGCTGGCGCACGGGACAAACAACCTGGAGTCCCGCCGAGCTCGAGCACGAAACCTGCTACATCGGCATCGACCTCGCCAGCAAGATCGACCTGTGCGCGATGGTGGCGCTCTTCCCGCCGCAGGGGGCGCGCACGTCCTGGCGTGGCCTTACGTGGGCCTGGACGCCCGAGGACGGGCTCGTTGAGCGCGCGCGTCGGGACCGGGCGCCGTATGACGTCTGGCGTGACAAGGGCTTTCTTCGCACGACACCTGGCGCCCGCATCGACCACAACGTGATCCGGCGCACCCTGCGCGACGAGATCAAGCCGCTCTATCACGTCGCTTTCATCGGGTTCGACCCGTGGCATGCCGACAAGCTGATCACGGAATTGGTCAATGAGGACGGCTACGACCAAGAGCAGGTGGTCGGCGTGGCGCAAACCTATGCCGGCATGTCGAATGCGTCCCTGCATTTTGAAGCGGACGTGCTTGAAGGGCTGGTCGACTTCAACGGCAACCCGCTGATGGCGTGGTGCGTCTCCAATGCCGTGGTGCAGCGTGACGGCAAGGACAACATTTATCCGGTCAAGAAGCGCAGCAACGGGCGCATCGATCCGGTCATGGCGGCAATTGTGGCGCGACGTGGCGCCGCGCAGCATGACGACAGTGCGTCCGTCTACTTGACGCAAGGAGTGCGGACCCTTGGCGAGTGACAACCTCAACGGCGTGTTGTTTTTAGCGGGCTTTGTGTCGCTGGTGTCAGGGATCGGGGCGTGGTCGGTGCCGCTCGCAGCCGTCGTTGCGGGCGTGGTGGTAATGGGAATGGCCGCATTCCCCTACCTACGGAAGAGGGGGAGCTGATGGATCTGCTTGCGCGGGTGCTCGGCGGGGAGCTGCTGGCGTCGACGCCTGGCCCGACCGCTGATTTCTGGTATTTGCCGGTGGGCGCCAGTCTCACGACCGAGGCCGGCATGCGCGTCGACGAGGCCGGCGCGCAGAAGCTGTCCGCCTGGTATCGCGGCAAGGATCTGCTGTCGACGTCGCTGGCCATGTTGCCGTTGCATGTGTTCGAGCGATTGCCGAACAACGCCGGCGCGGATGTGGCGCGGCAACAGCCGCTCTATGACATCTTGCACCGCAAGCCGAACCCGTGGCAGGACTCGTTCCAGTGGCGCCGGCAAGCGATGCGGCACCTTATTGACTACGGCTCCGCCTATAACCGGATCGTGGCCGGCCCGCGCGGGTTCGTGGACGAATTGCACCCGATCCATCCGTCGCTCGTGACGCCTGAGCAGATGCCGAGCGGGCGCGTGCTGTATCGCATCCGTGACCCGAAAACGGGCACCACGTCCACGGCGACCCAGGATCAGATCTTCCGCCTGATGGGCGCGTCGGAAGATGGCATTACCAGCATGGGCGTGCTGGAGTATGCGCGGCAAAGCCTGGGCACGGCGATGGCGACCGAGAGCTACGCGGCGCATGTGTTCGGCAAGGGCACGCTGAGCAGTGGCGTGATCACGGTGCCGACCAAGCTCGACCCGGACGCCTCGAAGCGGATGGCGGCGTCGTTCATCACCGCCTCGGGCGATTGGCGGCTGCCTAAGGTGCTCGAACAGGGCGCGTCGTGGGCCGCCAATGAGATGAGCCCGGAAGACTTCCAGATGTTGCTGTCTCGGAAGTTCTCGGTGGACGACGTGGCGCGATGGCTGGGTCTGCCGCCGCATATGCTCGGCTCGCTCGACCGGGCCACGTTCTCGAATATCGAGCAACAGAGTCAAGAATTCGTCACCTACTCGCTCGGCCCGTGGCTGTCGTTGTGGGAGTTTGCCATCAACGATCAGTTGATTTTAAACGTGGCGCGGTTCTTCGCGGAGTTCAACCGGGATGCCTTGGTCCGTGGCGACTTGGCGACCCGCTGGACGGCGCATGTGGCGGCGGTCAACGCGGGCATCAAGACGGTCGACGAGGTGCGCGACGTGGAGAACCTGAATCTACGCGGCGGCGTGGCCGACGAATTGCGCCAGCCGCAGAACATCACCGGCAAACCGGCAGCGAGTGAGCCCGCGCCGGCACCGCCGGCCAGGCGGACGGCCGCGCCCGTGCCGCCCGACGGCGACGAGGCGCAGGCGCAGGCCATCGTCGTCGAGTCGGCGGCACGGTGCGTGCGGAAGGAATGCAAGGTTGTGCTCAAGCTAGCCGTGCAGCATGCGGGCGACGAGGACGCCTTCGCCGCGGCGGTCACGGAGTTCTACACCGCGCATGTCGCGCTCTTGGTCGAGTCGCTGCTCATGCCAGAGGCGGCGGCGGCGAGCTACTGCGCCGGGCAGGCGCGTCAGGTGCTCGCGCACGGCGTGAGCGTAACCGAATATTGGCACGCCTTGACGCACGCCAAAGGGCTGGCGGCGTGGGCATTGGAGGGCAAAGCGTGAGCATCAAATACGAGCACATTATCGGGGCCATCTGCGGCACGCCGTGGGCGATCGAGCCGGGCAAATTGAGCGAGATCGTCGCCGTCGTCGCGCATCATGCCGCCGGCCAGGATTTTTCGGCCGACGAGATCGAGGCGCGGATCGGCGCGCGTAGCCAGGGTGTGAGCCAGGGCCAGGGCGTCGGCGTGCTGCCTATCCGGGGAACAATTAGTCATCGCATGGGCAGCATGGACGAGTCGAGCGGTGGCGTCTCGACGGAACGGCTGAGCGGCATGCTGGCGGCCTACATGGCCGACGAGACGGTAGGCAGCATCCTGCTAGACATCGACTCCCCGGGCGGCACGGTCACGGGCGTCAGCGAGTTGGCCGCGCAATTGTTCGCGGCGCGGGGCCAGGGCAAGCCTATCGTGGCGCTGGTCAACGGCATGGCGGCGTCGGCGGCGTATTGGCTGGCGTCACAAGCGGACGAGATCGTCAGCATTCCGAGCGGGCTGACCGGCTCGATTGGCGTGTATACCGCGCATCAGGACATGAGCGCCGCGCTGGACAAGGAAGGCGTGAAGGTGACGCTGATTTCTGCGGGCACGCACAAGCTCGAGGGCAACCCGTTCGAGCCGCTCTCGGACGAGGCGCGGGCCGTGGTGCAGGCGCGCGTCGACGACGCCTATGCGGTGTTCGTCAAGGACGTGGCCAGAGGCCGCGGTGTCACGCCTGGTGACGTCCGCAAGGGCTACGGCGAAGGCCGCGTGCTCGGCGCGAAGGACGCCAAGGCGGCGGGCTTGATCGACCGGATCGGCACCGTCGAAGAGACGCTCGGGCGCGTCATGGGTCGCAGCCGGCCGTCGATGCGGGCCGAGACGGACGCGGCCCTGGTGGCCGAGGCCATCCGCCTGGAGGCGTTCTAGCCGATGGCAAAGCGCGGACGTCGACCGCTCGAACCGGGTGAGGCGTCGACGGTGCTGGCCGTGCGCCTGCCTGAGTCTGAGTTCGACCGGCTCGACGAAGCCGCGCGGAATGATCGGCAGACGCTGGCCGAATACGTGCGGCAACGTCTCGCGCCGGCAATTTGTAAACACAATTCGGACAACAGCGTGCACTAGCCCACACTCAACCTGTAGCGCGACTTCCGTCGAAGGCGCGTCTGCTCGCGTGGCCCGGCTTCTCTGCCGGACTCCCACGGGTGCAGGCGCGCCTTTTCGCGTTTTCAGGGAGACGACACCGATTATGGGCATCAAGCAGATCCGGCAGGACAAGGCCGACAACGACGCCGCGCAGGCCCGCCTCAAGGCCGAAGGCCGCGGGCTTATGGCCGTCGCCGCGCCAACCGACGACCAGAAGACCAGACTGACCGCCATTAACGACGCGCTCGACGAGCTCGCCGTGCAGGCGGCCGACATCACCAGCCGGCTGGCCATGGCTGAACGGTTCCAGGACGAGGAGCGCAACACGCCGCCGTCGTCCGTTGTTCTCGGCCAGGACCGTGCCGCGGGCGCGCCCTGGGGCCCGCAGGTGCCGGCAGGCGCCGGTGTGCTGGCCATCACGGAAGCGCGGCATATCGCGCTGGGGAACTTCGCCCAGGCATGCCGCGTGGCGGCCTTGGGGCAGGGTCTCGACCCCCGCCTGCACGCCGCCGCCACGGGCGCCGGCACCCAGTCGGACAGCAACCTTGGATTCGCGGTGCCGAATGAAGTCGCGCCCGGCATCGAGCGCGAAATGTACATGAGCGGCGAGGTGCTCAGCCGCTGCGACGTGCGGACGGTCACCGGCAACAGCATCGCCTACAACGTGCTCGACGAAATCTCGCGCGCGGACGGCTCGCGTGGCGGCGGTGTCCTGGGCTACTGGGTCGACGAGGGCGCGGCGCCCACGCCCAGCAACACCAAGCTGGCCCGTATCGAGATGAAGCTCCGCAAGGTCGGCGCCTTCGGCGTCATGACCGACGAGCTGCTCTCGGATGCGTCGGCCCTGGGCGGCGAGCTCGAATCAGCCTTCGCGGCCGAGCTGTTGTTCCAGACCGAAAACAAAATCTACCGCGGCAACGGCTCGTCGGCGCCGCTGGGGTTCCTGAACGCCACCTGCCTGGTGTCGGTCTCGAAGGAGACGAACCAGGCCGCGGCCACGATCAACACCACGAACCTGTCGAAGATGTGGGCGCGGATGCCCGCGAGCTCGCAGCGGAATGCGGTGTGGCTTATCAACGTGGACACGCAGCCGCAGCTCGACGAGCTGTCGCAGGCCATCGGCACCGCCGGCACGGCGCCGCGGTTTGTCAACTATGGCCCCGAGGGCACGTTGACCATCAAGGGCCGTCCGGTCATCGCGGTGGAATACGCCGAGACGCTGGGCACCGCAGGCGACATCGCGCTGGTCGACCTGTCCCGCTATCGCGTGATCCGCAAGGGTGGCGTCGAGCAGGCGTCCAGCATGCACGTCTACTTCTCGACCGGCGAGCAGGCGTTCCGAGCGTTCTACCGCGTCGACGGACAGGCCGTGCCGCGTGCCGCCATCACGCCCTTCAAGGGCTCGTTGACGCTTAGCCCGTTCGTCGTGCTGGCGACTCGTTCGTAAGGAGACTCTGATCATGCGATTTAGTGAACGGTTCAAAGTTCTCGCGGTCACGGAGTCGGCCGACGTCACCACGGGGGGCGTCGACTCCGAGTCGATCAACATGGGCATGGTGCATGAAGCGTGCTTCCTGCTCAACTTCGGCGCGATCGTCGCAGACGATGCGCTAAAGGTCTACGTGGGCGCGTCGACCGGGACCAAAACGACCGCCATCGCCTTCACATATCGGCTGGCCTCGGCCGACACGAAGGCCGCCAACTCCGATTTGCAGGGCGCCTTCACCGCCGTGGCGTCATCGGGCCTGACGCTGACCGCAGCGACCTTCGACCACAAGCTCGTGGTCGTGGAAATCGACAGTCAGTCGATTGCGGATGCCACGCCGTGGGTCACGCTCGAAATCGCTGGGTCGGGCACCACGCAGAACATCTCCATTTGCGCCATTGTGCAGCCGCGCTACGCCTCGAACGCGGGCACGACCGGCATCGTCGTGTAACACCCCTCGGCGGAACCGCCGCCACGCGGATCAAATGCGGGCGCCTTCGGGCGCTCCGCAACGGAGCCAGACATGCCACACACGAACGTGAAGTCGGAATGGGTGAACGGCAACCTGCTGTTCCGTGACAAAGACCAGAACCTCGTGGCGGCCAGTCTCGGCGCCGTTGGTGCGCAGCACGGCAGCACGCTGACCATCCGCAAGCGGTTCACCGTGGCGGAAGTCAACGCCGGCGCCACGATTCTGCCCGCCGCGCCTGGCCTGCGGTATCGCATGGTCGACGCCTCGATCATCGCGGTCGGTGGCGCCGCGACCGCGCACACCTCGATCGACATCATTGGCACCGTCTCGACGGCGCGCAAGCTAGTGGCGTTCCTGGTGGCCGGCACGACGCAGAGCACGCTGCTCCGCGCAGGGGCCGCGACCAACGGCGTCATCCTCGCAGACGGCGCCAGCTTCACGGCCAATGACGCCAACACGGCGGTGACCATCGGCAAGACCGGCACCGACGTGGCCACGGCGACGGACATCGACATCAGCTTCAGCTTCGTGGTCGAGTAATGCGCTCGTATCTTGTCTTGAACGCCACACTCGCGGGCGCTGTCACGGCCGACGTGACGGCGGGCGAGTTCGTGATCGACCGGACGGAAAGCCTCACGTTGTATGCCGTGGCGACCGTGGCCGCCGGCGGCACGACGGCGAAGGCGTGGGTGCAGACGTCGTTGAACGGCGGCGTCTCGTGGATGGACGTGGCGAGCTTTGCGTTCACCACGACCACCGCGGCTCGCGCGTTTCATCTGACGTCGGCGGCTGTGACGTCTATCGCCACGCCGAGCGACGGCACGCTGACGGATAACACCTGCGTGAATGGGTTCATCGGTGATCGTGTGCGCGTCAAGCTTACGACCACCGGCACGTATACCGGCGCGTCGTCGTTGGTGATCACCGCGTGGGCGAAGTGACGCATGGGCGTGTGGTCTGTGACGGCGCCGGCGCTGGAGCCTATCGACCTGGCCGACGCGAAGCTGGCCGCCCGCATCGCTGACGACCAGACAGAGCTGGATGGCCTGATCACGATGTTGATCACGGCAGGCCGCGAGTGGGCCGAGAACTTCACCGGCCGTGCGTTCATCACGCAAACCTGGGAACGTAAATATGATCTCGGGTTTCCCGACGAGATTGAGTTACCGAAGCCACCCGTGCAGTCGGTGACCAGCGTCACCTACATTGACGGCAACGGCGTCACGCAGACGCTCAGCCCCTCGCTCTACATCACCTCGCTGTCGACGGGGCCGTATGCCATGCCGGGCCGCATCGTGCCGGCGTATGGCCAGTCGTGGCCGTCCACGCGTTCGGTGCCCGATGCCGTCACCGTGCGGTATGTCTGCGGCTACGGCTCGACCGGCGACTCGGTGCCCGAGGCGATCAAGCTCGCCATCAAGATCCAGATCAGCACGCGCCTGGCGAACACCGAAGGCGTCGTCGTTGGCACCAGCGCCAGCCTCCTTCCGCAAGGGGATGAATATCTCCTCTGGCCGTTCAAGGTGTATTGATGCGGCGACGTGGCGGCACGCGTCGGCACCTGGTGTCGTTGCAGGCGATCACGGGGCGGGTGGCGTCTGGGGACGGCTACCTGAACACCTGGACGTCGTATGGGACCGCCTACGCGTCGGTGCAGCCGGCCACGGCGTCCGCGGTTGAGCGGCTGACCGCGGGCACCCTGGAGACGCCGATCACGCACATCGTCGAGATGGACTATCGCGCAGCGATTCGGCCACAACATCGCGTCTGGTTGCAGGAGTCGCGCGCGCTCTACATCCGCGGGATGCAGAACGTCGACGAGCGGGACATGACGACCGTGCTGCTGTGCGAGGAGCGGCCGTCATGAGCGCCGTGTTTGAACTTGACACCAAGTCGCTGCTGGATGCGCTGACCGCACTCGGCCATCAGGTCGACGGCCAGGTGAGTCAGCTCGTCGAGACACACGCGCGCGAGTTCGCGGCCGAGATGCCGTCCAAGTATCCGTCGGTCACGGGCAATTTACGCGGTCACGTCACGCTGACCCAGGTCGCACCACACGACGTGCGGGTTCGGCTGACGGCGAGGCACGCGCATCTGTACGAATTTGGCACCATCCGGCGGTTCACCGCTGAGTCGGGCGCCCATCGAGGAGAGATGCCCGCCAAGCCGACGTTCGTGCCGGCGGTGATCAATGCGCGCCTCCGCATGATGCTGGCGGCGGTCGCCTTACTGCGGTCGCTGAAACCCAAGGGATTCAGCGGCGCGCTCGACGTGAGAAAATCGTGAGCGCGATCGACACCGCTCTGGTGAACGCGCTGAAGGGGGACGCCACGTTGACCGTGCTGGCGCCTGGCGGCGTGTTTCGTGACGTCGCGCCCGAGGCCGTGGTCACCTCGTCGCTCGCCGATGCCTCGCAGGTATTCGGCCTTGTCACGTTGCAGTCGTCCAAGCGGACCTATGCCTTCGGGTCGCCAGCGTTTGAGGACTGCCTGTATCTCGTCAAATTCGTGTCGCCATCGACCAGCCCCATCGGCGCGCAGGCGGCCGTCGACCGCGCGGAAGTCGTGCTCTCCACGCTTGCGGTGTCCGGGTTTGCGGTGTCCTGCTCACGGCGGGACGAGCGCATTGCCTACGTCGAATCGGATGGGCCGGTGTTCTGGCAACACCGTGGCGTCTCGTGGCTGGTCGAGGCCAGCCCGACGCCATGAAGCTGCTGCTGGTCGGTCCGGGTGCGTCGTGGTCCACCGCGGACGTCGAATCGGGCTTGCTCTATGGCTTGCAGCACCACGGCGTCGAGGTGATCCGCTACGCACTCGACGGGCGAATCAACGGCGCGCAACGGTTCCTCTATACCGCCTGGCGCCTCAAGAAGAAATCCGATCCGACGATGGAGCGCCCGACCTTTGCGGACATTCTGTATCAGGCGGGCATGGGCGTGCTTGAGCGGGCCTTGCGCCACCAAGTCGACGCGGTGGTCGTGGTGAGCGGCATGTATCTGCATCCAGACGTGTTGATCCTGATGCGCCGCGCTGGCCTGAAAGTCACGATTCTGTTTACCGAATCGCCTTATGACGTCGAGCAGGAGCTGCAACGCGCACAACTGGTGCATGGCTGCTGGACGAACGAGCGCACGTGCGTGGCGCAGTTTCGCAGCGTCAATCCCAATAGCGGCTACTTGCCGCACGCCTGGCACCCGGAGCGGCACAAGCCAGGCCCGCAACCGAACGACGACGGGGTGCCCGCGCACGACGTGGTGTTCGTCGGCTCGGCGTTCCGGGAGCGGATTGAATGGTTCCGCGCGATTGACTGGACCGGCATCGACCTGGGCCTCTATGGCAATTGGGAGGCGCTCGGATCGCGTGATCCGTTGCGGCGGTTCCTGCGCGGCGGGCCAACATCGAACGCGGTCTCTGCGGCGCTCTACCGACGCGCGAAAGTCGGGTTGAACCTGTATCGCAGCTCGAAGGGGTTCGGCCGGCAAGCCCCACGCATTGTGCCGTCGTCGGCCGAGTCTCTCTCACCGCGTGCGTATGAGCTCGCGGCGTGTGGCGCGTTCCATCTTTCTGATGCCCGTGCGGAGGTGTGCGAAGTGTTCGGCGCAGCGGTGCCGACCTTCACCACGCCCACGGAGGCAGCGGCCTTGATCCGGCGCTGGTTGGCAGACGATGCCGGCCGCGCGGCTGTGGCTGCTTCACTCCCGGCCATGGTGGCTGAGTCGTCGTGGGTGCATCGCGCATCACACGTCATCACGGATCTGGCCGCGCTGATCGATGCGCGGCGCGTGGCGTAGGAGTACACAGCAATGGCGAAATATCACGGACAGGGCGGACGCGTTTACATGTCGACCAGCGGCGGCGGCACGGCGGTGCAGCAGGTGGCGCTGACCTCGTGGTCCCTGGACATGCCCACCGATCGCGTGGAAGTCACGTCCTTCGAGGACAACAATAAAGTCTACGTCCAGGGCAAGCGCGACATTTCGGGCTCGCTCGCGGGCTACTACGACGACACCGACGACAGCCTCTTCGACGCGGCGGACAGTTCCACGCCCGTGAAGATGTATCTGTATCCGACCTCGGCGGTCGCCACCCAGTATTTCTACGGCACGGCGTGGGTCGACGCGTCGATCGAAGTCGGCGTCGATGCGGCCATCACCGTTTCCGGCACGTTCCAGGCGGCGACGACCTGGACGCGTAAGCCGTAAACGCGTAGCGCATGGGTCATTCGCTGGGAGTCAGGGGACGTGAGGGACGCCTCAAGGTCGGCTATCAAGTGGCCGCCGAGCTGGGCGCGTTCTCCATGTCGCCTGGTGTCCCCGGCGAATGGCAGATCGAGGCATCAGTCGTCAAGGCTGATGAGTTTTGGCTAACCCAGGATGGCACGCGAACGCTCGAGCTCACCGTTGGCGCACAACGGTGGATCTGGCGCAACGCGGATCGACTGGTGGTGGACGGAGGCACGGTGAAAGGCACCGTGGCCGGCCGTCCCGAAAGGCGGTAGACGATGGCGAAGCGACTGCGTTTTGTGCAACCGGTGACCGACCGGCTGGATCTGACGGACGGCGATTGGCTCGAGGTGAAACGGCAACTGACCGTGGGCGAGCGCCGCGGCATTCTCTCGCGGGCGGCCAAGGGCGGCGTGTCGACGGATGGCCAACGGGTGCATCTGGACGGTGCGGAAATGGCCTTTGCGCGTGTTGAGACGTGGCTGCTGGATTGGTCGTTCAAGGACGCCACCGACAAGCCGATGAAGCTGACGCCGGCGGCGATACGCGCGCTGGACGCGGACTCGTTTGCGGAGATTGAAACCGCGCTCGACAAGCATGAAGAGGCGGTCGACGCCGCAAAAAACTCGCCAGCGTCGATGGCGCCTGGGTCATCGACGCCGACGCTGCCCGCGACCGCCTCCGAGGCGAGTTTGCGCTCTGCCTCCGGCTCGGATACACCTACGGGGATTTGATGGCCTTGGATCAGCACACGTATACCGAGCTGATCCACTGGTTCAACACTGTGGTCTGTAAGGAGCAGTGACGATGCCTCGGCCCCGCACTATCCAAGACGAGAAAGACGCCGCATATCGCGCAGTGTGCAATAGGGCCAAAGGCTGGAGGGCCGCATAGATGGCGCTTTCAGCATCGTTGAGTCTCGACATCAAATCGTTCCAGGCCGGCCTTGATCGGGCCGAGGTGGAATTGCAGACGTTCGAGCGCGCGACGAAATCCGTCAACCGTGATCTGAAGCGGTTGATGGAGGATTTCTCCGGACAGAAGATCGCGGTGGAAGCCGAGCGCATGGCCGAAGCGGTCAAGCGCCTCGGCGGCGCGTCGAAGCTCACCGAGAACGAGCAGCGGCGCGTCAATACGGCCGTGACAGAGGCGCTGGCGAAGTATCGGGCGCTCGGGCAAGAGGCGCCCGCGCATCTTGTGGCGCTGCAAACGGCGACGGCTGGCACGACGACGAAGACCTCGGCACTCGTTGGCGCTGTCGGCCAGATGGCGGCGGCGTTTTCCGTCGCGGCCCTGGTGCAACGTGCGGCCTCGGCGCTGATCAGCTTTGGCGCGGCGGCGTTACGGAGCGCGGGAGAACTGACCGACTTGCGTGCGGCCACGGGCGTCTCGCTCGGCATGTTGCAACGCTGGGGGCACGTCGCTGAACAAGGCGGCGTGCAGCTTGAGGACATGACCAAGGCGTCGTTCAAGCTGGGCGTGGCGCTTGACGGCGGCAGCGGGTCCGTGCGTGAGGCGGTGTCGCGTCTCAATCTGTCGTTTGAGTCGCTGCGCGCGATGAAGCCGGAAGACCAGCTCGACACGATTTTGCGTGCGGCGGATGCGCTCGGACCCTCACAAGAGCGCAACGCGGTCCTGGTCGATCTGTTTGGCGCAAATGGCGCGGTGGCACTGGCAAAGGTGTCGGATGGCTACGCCGGCGTGGCCGATGAAGCCTCGCGCTCGGCGGATCAGCAGATCGAAGCGCTGGACCGGGCGGGCGACGCCTGGGCGCGGCTGCTGCGGAATGCGGGCACGTTGGCCACGTCTGCGTCTGGCACGCTCGCGCTCTGGGCCGAAGACTTATTGGCCGCCGTCAAGCTGACCACCGATGGCCTGGATCGATTCAATTCGGTGCAGAAGATCGTGATTGCGCAAATTCTGAACAACGGCGGCGAAGGGCTGGCCGAGTTCATCCGCAAGATTGACGAGGCGCAGCAGTCGTCCACGAACGCCATTGGGCAGCAGTCGAGCACGACCACCAATTATGTGCAGGCGTTGACAGCGATGCGCGCGGAGATTGCCGAAGTCGTCAAGGCGCACGGAACGCAACTTGAGGCGGCGATCAAGCTGGGCGTGTCTCAGGAAGAGATTGAGCGTCGGTTCGGCTTGTCGGCCGAGGCCCAGCGGCTTTACTCGTCGATGACGAAGGACGCCACGGCAGCAACAAAGGCAGGCACGACGGAAGCCACACGCCGCGCAGAGGCGGAGGATCGCTCCCAGAAGCAGTTCCGCGACTCGATCAAGTTCCTGGACATGTACAAGGGCGGCTATATGGCCGTCACGAACGCGATCGAGGACAACAGAGCGGCGATTAATGACGTGCGCCAGTCGATGGAGGCGATGAGCCGGATCACCTTCAATAATAATTTTGTTCCGTTCACCGCGGCCGTGAAGCAGTTGTCCTCGGGCGCAATGCCGAAGTTGAAAACAGAGGTGAAGAACACAGAGGATGCGCTTGGCGATCTCTCAAGTGCTCTTGCAGACTTCGCCCAGATTTCGGGCGGCAAAACGCTGGACAGTCTGTCGAAAATTGTTGGCGGCATGGCTGCGGCCGCAAAAGCGACGAAGACATTTACGGATGCGTTGGACGGCTGGAAAACGACAAAGACCGTCAGCGGCCTCATCCAAATGTCTGGTGCTGTGCTCACACTGGTGTCGTCGCTCAAGCAGATGGCAAGCGCGTCGAAGGACGGGTCGTTTGAGCAACTGGGCACGATCATCGCTGGCGCGCAAGCCGGGATGAAGATTGGCGGCGCCATTGCGCCCGGTATCGGGACGGCCATCGGCGGGTTTCTTGGAGCCGTTTCAGGATTCGTCGCAAACATGGTGTTTGCCCAGAAGAAGGTGCAGGAGATTTCAAATCTGCTCAAGGAATGGCCGGACATCATTGCCACGTCCACCACTAATACCGGGTTTCTCCGCAACAATTTAGGAGAGACGTTGCGGGAGATGGTGAGACTTGGACGCGCCACGCAGGCCGTCAAGGACTATGTGGCGGACCTTGCGTCATTGATCACTGAGGGCTTCAACGGCGTGGTGCTCGGCGTGGTGCGCTGGGAGGCGGTTGGCGATGCGGTCAGAACGGCGCAGAAGAATATTGACGATCTGAACAAGACCGACCTCAAAGACCGCGGCACCGAGTGGATTTTGAAGATGGCCACGGCGCAGAAGGCGTTAACGGCTGCCTTAGAGGAGCAGTATGCCGCCGCCGCAAGCGCCAGAAGTTCGCTTGCGGATCTTGGCACGCAAGCTTTGGCCACGTTCAATGCCGCCATGGCGTCGGGTTTGACCTTCAGCCAGGCGCTGACCAAAATCCAGCCAGGCATCCAGGCACTCATCAAGGCATACGCGGATCTCGGCATCCCGATTGAAGACGCGGGCCTGAAGTTCCTAGCGACGGTTAGTCAGATTGTTGCCGGCAACCCTGCGCTAATCGCCGGCGTCGATGCTTTAGCGCAGAGCGTAAAAGCGCTTACCAATCTGGGAATGTTGGACCCGGCGACGTTCTCCGCGATGCAGCGCACCGCGATTGACATGTTCACACGGATCGCAGCTGAGGTTGAAAAGGCCGGGCTGACTGGCGAGGAAGCGGCCCGCGCGACCTTGCTGCCGATGCAGCAGTATCTGCGCGATGCCGCAGAAGCGGCAAAAAGGCTCGGCATTCCACTGAGCGAAGACACGCAAAAGATGATCGATCAATCAAAGGCGCTCGGCATCTGGCAGGACAACTCCGAAACCATGATTGATGTCCTTGTCGATATGCGTAGCGCCATTCGTGAGCTCGTCGACGCGCTTAAAGGCATCCCGCGCAAAACTACTACCGAGATTGAAACACGCTACACCACCACTGGAGCGCCGCCGGACCCGGACCCGGACCCTGACCGTGACGGTAAGCGCAGAGGGTTTGCCCACGGCAGTGGCGGTATCAAAGACTTCGGCCGCGGCACGCCCGCCGTGCTGCACGGCCGGGAACGCGTGCAGACCGAGGCGCAAATGCACGCCGAGCAGAAGTCCCTGGTGAATAGCGGAGCGGCGTCACGCGTCACCACGCCGATCGTGACGTCAGGCACCATCGTCGTGCCGCTCTACATGGACGGCAAACAAATTGCCGAGGCGACGGTACCGTATATTCCGGCTGCCCTCTCACGGAGGGGCGTCTAGTGGCCGCAGCCGTCTTGACCGTCGGCGGGTCGGCGCGCTCGCTCAAGGCGGGATCGCTGAGCGTGATGGAGAACATCAACGGCCGCTCGTCGCTGCGCGCCTCGATTGTCTCGACCACGGGCGCGTATATCCCGGACATCGATGACGCGGTGGTGCTCACCGATAGCGGGGCGACAGTGCTCTTCGGCGGGTTCGTGTCAGAACGGCAATACTCCTGGCTCTTGCAAGGGTCGGGCGTCGAGTCGACCATCACCGCCAGCGACTATAGCGCGCTCGCGGATCGGCGGCTGGTGTCCGGTTCGACTGCCGGCGGCGTCACCATCCGCGATGTTGCGGATTACGTCGTCTCTACCTACCTCGCCTCGTTTGGGGTCACAAGGGATGCGGGCATGTTGACCGGCGGCACGGTCGGCGCGCTCTCCTATGACTATGTGCCCTGCACCGATGTCTTTAATGATCTCGCCAAATTGGCGACGGGCTGGATGTGGCGCATCGACGAGAACAAGGTTTTAAAGGCGTTTAAGCCGTCCACCGGCGCCTATCCCTGCCCGTTTTCGATGACCACGGCGTCGTCGAAGATTGCCGGCGGTGACATCACGGTCACGCGCTCGAGGCAGAACTACGCCAACCGGATCATCATTACCTACAACGACGGCACAAGCGTGCCAGCCACGGCCACGGCCAACGACGCCGCCGAACAAGCGTTATATGGAATCTACGATGCCGTGATCCGCGCGGAAGGGCCGCTCGACGCGGCGACCGCGCTTGACGTGGCCGAGGCGTATCTCGCGCAGACGGTGGCCGCGCCGCGCACGATCATGTTTACCACCACGACGGCGGGCGCACGCGCCGGCCAGACCCTCACGGTGAACATCACCGGCCGTGTGGCGGGGGCGTTCCTGATCACCGATGTCGAGACCACAGACTTTGGCGGCGTGACCCTCCTGCATCGCGTCACGGCGGTGGAGGGCGATTTAGCCGGGCCGAACTGGCGCGACACCTTCCAGACCTGGGCGGGCACGGGTTCGAGTCAGGTCTCGTCGGGAATCACGATTGTGACGTCGCAGGTCGGGCGGGCCACGTATTTCCTGGGGGGCAGCGGGATCGCGGGCGAGCAATCCTCAGGGCCGGCCGTAATCAATGCCGTGGGCTATATCGACGTCATGGTCGACAGGGCGGCTATCGGTGCATCGACGTCGGTCACCGCCGTCGTGCAATGCAAGACGGCCTCGGCGGGCGTGACGGTGACGCCGCAGGTCTATAACGTCACCACGGCCACGGTGGCCGGCACGGGGTCGGTCGTCACGGGCACCGCCTGGACCACGGTGACTTTCCCAATCACGGTCGCGAGTGGTCAGAACACGTATCGCTTACGGATGACACCAGGCACCGCCAACATTGATTGTTTCAGCCTGGGGTATTTGGAGGTCGGACGATGAGGCGCATACTGCTGGGACTGGTCGCGGGCGCGTGGCTGGCGAGCGTGGCCAGCGCACAAACGGTGGTGGGCGAGCGGCTGCAATTGTCCACGGGGCCATGCACGCTCCGATCGGGGAGCGGGGCGCCGGCGGCCGGACTCGGTGCCGTCTGTGATACCTATTTCCGCACGGACTCGCCGTATACCGTGCTCGTGAAAACGGGCGCGTCTACATGGTCAGAGATTTACCGTGCCGGTGGGACCGACGTGGCCGTGGCCGACGGCGGCACCGGACTGTCAAGTTTCACCACGGGTGATCTGGTCTATGCCAGCGGCGCGACCACGTTGGCGGGGCGGGCGGCGGTGGCGACCGGCCAGGTGCTCACCAGCGCCGGCACGAGCACGGCGCCGGTCTGGTCGGCGTCCCCGTCGGTCACGGCAGTGACGGCCAGCGGCGCGGTGTCAGGGGCAACGGTGGCTGGCACCACGTCGATGACCACGCCGTCCCTCTTGGCGGCGGCTGATCTCACGCTGACGCCGACCGGCGATCTCATCCTTGCGCCGACCGGCCTCGATGTGCTGCCCAATAGCGGCTACACGAAGAATCTCGGCGCGCTTACCAATAAATTTCTGGCGTTGCATGTGGCCGAGCTGTGGGCGGAGACGCTGGTCGCGCAGAATACGATCGCCACGATTGGCGGGCGCATTCTCGTCGGGCCGACCACCACGCTCACGTCGGACTTGGCGTCCGGGGCCACCTCGATGAGCGTGAAGCATAACCAGATGGTGAGCGGCGCGCGCGTGGTGTTGCAGGTCAATAACGCGATTGAGTGGATCGCGGTCACCAGTGCCGCAAGCGGCAGTGGACCGTACACCTACTCGATCTCGCGCGACCTGGACGGCAGCGGCGCGAATAATTGGACGGCGGGCGATGCCGTGTTTAACACGGGCACCACCGCGAACGGCTTCATCGATCTGTATTCAGTGGCCGGGGTGATTGCGGGATCGACGGCTGGGCCGACCATTGTCGGCAACGTGCGAACAGGCACCACCTATTCAGACATTGCGCCGCGCTGGGCGATTGGCAATCTGAACGGGATCGCGGGCTACGCCACGGACGTGTATGGCGCGTTTTTCGGAGACGCCGCGGCCACCAACGTCACCGTCGACGCGACCAACGGGTTTCGAATCCGTAACAGCACGACCAATAAATTTGTGGCGGACACCAGCGGCAACCTGTCTATTGTGGGCGATCTGACGGTGGGCACGTCGGGGATCATTCGATCCGGCGCGACGGACTACGCCACCGGCACCGGCTACGTGCTCGACTACAACGCGGGCACGCCGCGGGTGCGCGTCGGCACGACCGCGGGCAACCGGATCGCGTGGGATGGCACGGATCTGACGGTCGTGAGCGCCAACGTCGCACTCGATTCGACGGGTGTCAGTCTCGCCATGAATACGTCGCCTCCGCCACCGCCAGCGGCCCCACCCCCGCTCGCCACCACGAACGCCGTGCGCTTTACGGCAGGAGACGGCGGCACCAGCGCGCTCGGTGGTGGCTACGACAGCAGTGGCAAATATCTGTACTTGCAGGTGGAGAACGACGACAGCGGCGATTATGGCCGCATGAAACTCATCGCCAAGGGCGAAACGGACGGAGGCACGGAGCGGACGAGCTATATCGAGCTCTCAGCAGGATATTTGAACGGATCGGACCTGCTGGGCGAATACGTCGACGTGTCTGCGGATTTCGTGACGTTTTCCACGTCGGTGGAATCCATGGTGAACATGAAAGTGAACGGTGCGATCACGCTCAATACGGATGTCTCGTCACAGAATGCAGGGTCGATTGCGCAGACAGCGGTGAACGGGCTCACGCTCAGAGGCGTGTCAGGGTCAACCTACGATTTCTTCCTTGGCAATCGGAGCGGCACAGGCGTCATCGCCAACGTGGCCAACACCACGGAGATTCAGATCGCCGGCGTCTCGTCTGACGGGAATGGCAAGGTGCTGTGCGTGAAATCGGACGGCGCGATCGGCACCTGCAACGCCAGCTCAATTGGAGATAGCACATGCACCTGCGGCTAATGACCCTGGCACTCGTCGCCGTGCTGGCGGTCTCGGCATCCGCGCAGACGTTGACGGTCGCTGGCAAGCAGCCCCTCGGGTTGTTGGACGGAGAGGTGTGGCCGGCCGAGCTTGACGGCGATTTACACACACGCGAAGCGATTCAGTATCGCTATGTCTACGAGCTCCGCACCGAGTTCATCCGCGGGCTGGCGTTTCGCGACGACGGGACCATCTGCCGTGGGCCATGGATTGACCCGTGGGCGCAGGTGTTTGCGTCGTCAGAATTCCAGACCACGGTGGGCTATGTCTACGGCACGGTGTTTTTAGTCGGTGTGGCGCAATTTGTCGCGCAGTCGGACCGGCATTTGTGGGTGATCACCATTGGCTATGGGTGCTAACACACGTCTGCGTGTTCTCGTGGCCGGTGTGGTCGCGCTGCTCGCCGTCACCGTGACGGCGCAGGACACCGCCGCGCCGACGTTAGCGGCAGAGGCGCTGCTCCGCTTGCAGAACTTCGAGCTGCGCGCCGAGAACATTGCGCTGAAACAGGCGCAACTGCAAGCCGACTTGGCGGCGCTGCAAGCAGAAGCCAACGACTACGCGCAGACGCTCAAGCGGCCGGGCTATACGCTCACGCGCAATGAGCGCGGCGCCTGGAGCTACGCACCAACAAAGGCGACCAAGCCATGACCTCAGAACCGATTACCGAACGGGAATTTAATCGCGCCTTGAAGTCGCTGGAGGATTTGATTCGCGACGGGCAGCAAGCGAACGACGCCGCGAACAAAGCGATTCTGGCGCAAGCCACCAAGACCAACGGACGCCTGGCGCGCGCTGAGATTGCGATCGCGATCCTGCAATGGGGCTATGGGCTCGGCGCAGCGATTCTGGCGGGCTGGTTTTTCAGGGTGTGGCCATGACGCCGTTCGACCTGGCGCAACGATTCGTGGGCGAGCTGCACGAAATTAAAGGGATGCAGCATCATCCGTGGATTCAGTGGGCGCACATGCTGTGCGGCCTCGGGGTCGACCAGCCCGACGAGGTGCCGTGGTGCAGCAGTTTCGTGAACGCGATCGCGTGGCAGCTCAGACTCCCGCGCAGCAAGTCTGCCGCGGCGCGGTCGTGGCTGAGTGTTGGGGAAGTGGTGAGTTCCGTCAATTTTGCGTCGGTTGGTTATGACGTCGTGGTGCTCAAGCGCGGCTCGAACCAGGCACAAGGCCACGTCGGGTTCTTTGCGGGCTGTGATGCCACGACGGTCAGTGTGCTGTGCGGCAATCAGTCGGACGCGGTGAGCATTGTGCGATTTCCGCTGGCGGACGTGCTGTCGATCAGGAGGTTGTCATGACACAACGGCGGGACGACGGCGATGTCAGGAATGCGGAGTGGCGGCAGCGGCGCGACGCGAGGGGAGACGAGTATCCGCCCTATGACGAGCCGGCACCGCCGCCGACGCCGGAGTGGGTGCCTCCGCCCGAACCCGAGGTGGTTGAGCCTCCGCCCGCTCCCACGCATCCCGATCCCCTGGTTGGCCGACTGCGTATCGAGGGCGGGGCCTACGTGGACGACACGGGACCACGGTTGCCGGTGTTCTTGCACATGGGCGACCTGATCGGTCAGGGCTTGGCCTTCGGCGTGGATCATATTGTGCCGGCGCTGGACTTTGCCGCGGCGCATGGCTACCACGGCCTCCGCTCGTGGTTTCATTTGTTCACCGATGGCGGCGGCTGGTGGGCCAATAAGCCGGTGTCCAAGTGGGACCCACGCCAGGACCCGCAACGCTTCCGCGAGATTCTGGCGGCTGGCGCGGCGCGTGGTTTGAAGTGGCATCTGGCGTCTGGCGGGATCGGCGGCGTCGGGAACACCGACGAAAACGCCATCTTCGACTGCCTGGCCGACGCCATGGCTGATGTCGGCCCGGCACACTTCGCGCTGATCGAGGCGGTCAACGAGGTCCGAGACACCGGCGACCGGGACGACCAGGAACCCGCCGAGCTGGCGCGGCTGATCCAGCGCGTGCGCGACCGGCACCCGGAAACGCTGTATGCGCTGAGTGCCTACACCGGCCACGAGGACCGCGATCTCCTCCGCGCATGGACGGCGCGGTGGATGGAGTTCTATCTCGTGCATGGCGAGCGCGGCGGTCGCGCGCACGACAAAATCCGCCACATTTTCTCGCTGGGCTACGACGGCGAGCACCCGACGGTCCGTCGTCTCGGCTGGCAGGGCGAGCCGTGGGGCGTGGGTCGGCTGGTGAGCGCGCAGGCAGGACACGACGAGCTCGACGCGCACGTCATGCAGGCGGGCGGCGTCATGGCCGCCATGGCCCGCCAGGTCTGGACGGTCATGTCTGGGCCGGGCGTCATCTACGGCGACCAGCCGCTTGAGCAGATGCCGGGATTGCGTGAGGTGCCGTCGGTGGTGCGTCGGCTGCCGCAGGATTTGATGCGGTTCAACGTGCTCAGCCACGCTGGCGAGAACAAGCGCGGGCAGCGTATCCACGCCGCGCACGACGACGTGCGCGCGGATTATGCGATCGATCACGGGACGGGCCGCTATGTCGAGATGATCTACGGCCCGCCCGAGCAACGCCACGATCTGCGACAGGAACGGAATACACGTTACGACTCGATCGTGCTGGATGGCCCGTGGGCGCGTGTGACCGCGGGACAACTGGCCTAACAGGAGGCACTGACACCATGAACGCATTGTCAATTCAGCTTGGTCTGGCCGCGGTGGTGCCGCTGGCCATTGAAGCTCTTAAGAATTCGCGACTGCCGGGCCTGGGGTGGATCAATCAGGGCACGGTTGTGGTCTCGCGTCTGCTCTCGCTGTTGTGTGCCGCGGCGGCGGCGGCGGGTCTGGTCGTGGAGTTTGATGGTTCATTGCTCACGCCTGGCACGCTCACGATTGCAAACCTGGGTCTCTGGACGGCGGCGCGGTTTAGCTGGGAGCTTGTGGCTCAGTTCAGTTTGCAGGAGCTGGCCTACCGCGCCGCCGTGCAGCCCACAAGCGCGGGTCGGTTCCGCTAATGTCCGAGCTCCTGATTCCTCTGGCGCCTGGCAGCCTGCTGGCGTCCGCCTCGGGCGAGCTTGAGCGGCAGATCCGCGCGGTCGTGCCGCCGGGCAAGCGCGGGGCCGCCATGACCGTGGTGGACAAGGACGGCGTGCGCGTCGGCATTGCGGCGGTCTACAAGGACGCGGTAACGGTGAGCCTGGAGATCAGCAAGCGATGGGCCACCGGAACCGCGCCGCCTGATGCCTCGCTCAAGATCAAGGCGGTGTTCTGATGCCGTTCGATCCGAGAGAGGCTTTCGTGACGTGTCCTCGCCGGTGCGACGTGGCCACGCTGCCAGAGCCGGTGCAGAACCGGCCGGGCCACTACGCCTGCACCGCGTGCGGGCACGAGTTCACGTTCAGAGCCGACCCGCCGATGGTGTCTCGATGAACCTCACTAGCCGCGAAGAGAGCACGTATACCGACGCGCTGAGCCTGCCGAGCTATGGCGACTTTTCACCCGGCGAGGTGTATGCGCCAGTGTTTGCGTCCCTGGCCGACCCGCGCAGCACGGTGCTCGACGCGGGCGCGGGCACGGGCGCGGGGATGCGCGCGCTGCAGGCGCTCGGCTACCGCGTCACGGGCGTCGATCTCCCCGATCTACAGGTGCCTGGCGTGCGCGCGGGTGTGTGCTTGTGGCGACCGTTGCCGCCACCGGCACGCGGTGAGCGCTACGACTACGTGTATTGCACCGACGTGCTTGAGCATATCCCGCCGGAGTTCACGATGCTCTGTGTGGCGCGGATGATGGAGGTGGCCGAGCGCGGGTTGTTCCTGTCGATTGCGCTGGTGCCGGACCATTTTGGTTCGTGGGTTGGGCATCCGCTGCACCTCACCGTCCGCCGGTATGACGAGTGGCTGGACAATTTGCGCGAGCTGGCGACCGTCACTGACGCGCGCGACCTGGGCACGACGGGCCTGTATTTCTTGGAGCCACGATGAACGCGCCAGTCATGGACGACGTGACGCGCGAGGTGACGCCGTCGCCGGTGTTTGAGGGTCTGACGCTCGTGGGCGACGTGAACACGGACACGGCCACGGTAGTGCGTCATATCTCCTCCTCGATCCGCCGCCAGTATCCGCAGGTCTGGCCAACGGCGGTCAACGCGCACCGCGTGGTCGTGGTGGGGGGTGGGCCGTCGCTCGAATCGACCTTCGCGGAGCTGAAGGCGCTGGTGTTTGCTGGCGCGAAGCTCGTCGCGCTGAATGGCGCGTATCAGTGGCTGCTCGATAGAAACCTGCAGCCACGGGCGCATATCATCCTCGACGCGCGGCCGGAGTCGGCCAGTCTCGTCGGGCCAGCCCTTCCAGACTGCCGGTATTACATCTGTAGCCAATGCGCGCCTGAGACCTGGGACGCGGTGGCCGGTCGGCCGAATGTGGCGATCTGGCACGCCGGTGGCGGGCCTGAGATTGACGACGTGCTGAATAGCTATTACCTCAAGCACTGGATCCATGTTACAGGCGGCACGACGGTCGGCACGCGCGCGATTGCGCTACTGCGGACGCTCGGGTTCCTCCGGTTTGACCTGTTTGGCTTAGATTCCTGTTGGATGGACGATCAGCACCACGCCTATCCTCAGGCGCAGAATGATCGCGATCGACGGTATCGCCTGACTATTGAAGCGAAAGATAGCAGCATGCCCGCGCGCACGTTTCACGTCGCGCCGTGGCATGTCCAACAGCTCGAGGACTTCGTGCTGTTTGTGCGGGCGCATGGGGACAAGGTGTTACTTCGCATTCATGGCGATGGCCTCTTGGCGTATGCGTTAGAAGCGCTGGGTTCGGATGTCGTTTATCATGTAGAAGAGAAGGAGTAATCACATGGCTGCAGGCGCATGGACGGTTTATAACCTCGGTAAGAAGAAGATCGGCAACACGTCGATCAATCTCGCGGGCACCGTGTTCCGCATGTCGCTGCACACCAGCGCCAGCAACGCGAACACGGCCACGCTCGGCGTGTATAACTCGGTGACGAGTGAAGTCACGGAGGCGAACGGCTACTCGTCAAGCGGCAAGGCCATGACGGGCGAAGTCTGGACCGTGGGTGCCAGCGCTGGCAGCTACAAGTTCGATGCGGACGATATTTTCTGGAGTGCCAACGCGGGCACCATCCCGAACATTAAGTTCGCGGTGATCTGGCTCTCGGCCGCGGCGTCTGCCAGCCGTCACCTGCTCTGCCGGTCGCAGCTCTCGACCTCGCAGTTCACGATCTCGTCGGGCAACCGTCTGACCATTGCCATGAACGCAAGCGGCATCCTGACGCTGGCGTAATGCGGCAGAAGTTCGTCGTTCGTCTACTCGACGCCGATGATGCGCTGTTGGCCTGGACCACCGTCTGGGCGGGCGCGACACCCCTAGGCGGTGGGCGCTCGTGTCAATTCTGGCCAGAGTCGCCCACGCAATTTGCGACCGAGCGCGACGGCGTGGCGGTGAAGCTGTCGGTTCATTGGGTCGATTACGACGTGGCGCGCTGGACGACCGTACCGGCCACGCCGATCCAGACGGGGCAAGTGTTCACGTTTACCTGGATTGAGCCGGTGTGGCTCGTGCCGGGCATGGCGGACGTGCCGTTACCGGGGGTGACGGTGCGTCAGTCGGTGGCGGTGGCTGTGCCCACGGGCGCGGTGTCCGCGATGGTGCGATAAGCAAGGAGCCGCTATGGCATGGGTCGATCCGAGCACGCGCTCGACGGGATACACGATTCCGGCAACGGAGTGGAACCAGAACACCGTCGAGAATCCGCAGGCGTTGCGCGATCTGCTGGAGGGCGGCACGGCGGGCCAGATCTTGACGGCGGTGGGCGGCGGCACGATTTCCGACTGGGCCACGCCTGCGGGCTATGTCGAACAGAGCACGTCGAGCACGGGCGCGCAGCATAACGTTAGTCTGTCGTCCCGTCGCACGTATCTGCGTTGCACGGGCACCGCGCCTGAGTTCTCCGGGTTTACCGTGGGCGGCGCTGCGCCAGCGGCGGGGGACACGGTGATCGTGGATTGCCTCGGCACGACCACGAAAGTATTCCATGAGTCGTCGTCCTCGACGGCGGCGAACCGGATCATCTGTCCGAGCAGTAACGGCCAGATTGTCGGGGCTAGCGGGCGGATGCTCTTGGTCTATGACGCGACGACAAGCCGGTGGCGTGAATCCCTTATTGATACGGGAGCGCCGATCACCGTGACGTTTAATGCTGGCGACTATACGGCTGATACCGTCTACGATCCCACGGCAGCATGGACGGTGGATAGTGGCGATGTCGTGCTTGATACGTATATCCAGCGCGGCAATGTCATCACACTCAATACCATCATCGTGACCAGTTCAACTACCGGCTTTATGGAAGAATTGCGGAAAGCCGTGCCCGGGGGATTTTCGCTGTCATCGTACTCGGTTAATTTGATCAATGACCTCGGATCGCTTGGTGCAAACATTGAACCCAGTTACATTGTTGTCAAGTCAGGCGTGACGACATATCTGGCATTTCCTGCGCAATCCGCTTTTTACGATCAGACCAACACTATTTATCTCTACTGCAACAATCAGTCCTTCGAGGTGGACTAACCATGGCGCTGCATATTTTCCTCACCAGCACGCGCCAGACGCGGCCCGACAATACCGCGATGGTCACGGCCATCCGTGCCGCCGTCGCTGATCCGGTCGCCGTGCTGACCTCGTTCGACGGGCGCACGGCCATCGGGAAGAAATCGACCGACTGGACGGCGGCGCAGATTGCCAGCGCGCAGCAGATTTTCGACAGCACGCCAGCGGTCACGCCGCAGCAGCAGGCGCAGCGCACGGTGGATCGCTTTCCCGTCGAGACGCGGGCGCTCGTGCTGGCGCTGATTGACGCGCTCAACACCGTCCGAGCCAAGCTCCCGACGCCGCTCCCGCCCATCACACCCGCTCAGGCGCTTCAGGCCATCCGCGACAAAGCAGGCGTGCTGTAAATGGCGCTCCAACTCAGCGTGGCCGCCCGCAACGGCGGACTCGACGCCATCGAGGTCGAGTGCGGCACGGCGGCCGTGCTGAAGATCAAGACAGGCGCACCGCCCGCCACCTGTGCGACGGCCGACAGCGGCACCGTGCTCGCGACGTTGACGCTCCCGAGTGACTGGATGGCCGCGGCCTCCAACGGTCAGAAGCTCAAAACCGGGACATGGCCGACGCCGACCGCAACCGCCACGGACACGGCGGCGCATTTCCGCCTCTACAAGTCAGACGGCACGACGTGTGTGATGCAAGGCACGGTCGGCACGGGCACGGGCGATCTACAACTCAGCACCACGTCGATTGTGTCCGGCCAAGTCGTCACGATCACGTCGTTCACCTGGGCCGCGGCGAACGCGTAACACATGGCGTGGTTCCCGAACATCGCGGCGACGAGCGTCACGGACGGCTCGACCGCGACGACGACGCCCTCGGTCAACCTCCCGGCCAGTATTGCGGCGGGCGACACGCTGATTGTCCTGATCCGCGTGGCCGTGGGCGGCGCGATTGGCTGGCCGGACGGCTGGACCGAGCTGTTCGACCTGGCGACGGATAGCAGCGGGGATCAGCAGGCGTGCGCGTGGCGTCTTGCGGATGGCAGCGAGGGCGCGACGGTCTCGCTCACCTGCACCAGTGGCAAGTTTGCGGCGATCGCGTGGCGCATTGATAACGCGGCGAATCCTTCCCTCACGCCGCCTCAATACGCGACGGTGGCCACGGGCACCAGCACGGCGCCGAATCCCGGATCGCTCTCGCCGTCTTGGGGGGGCCGTGACACGCTGTGGCTGGCCGTGGGGGGCTGGGAAGGCGAGCAGACCAGCCCGCCTACCTACCCGGCGAACTACACGCTCAACCAGATCGCCGCGCAAAGCGGCACGGCGGGCCTGGCGGCCACCAACGTGCGCGTGGCGGGCGCGGGCCGCCAGCTTCAGGCCACCTCCGAAGATCCCGGCGCCTATACCATCTCGGCCAGCGACGACTGGCAGGCCACCACGATCGCCGTGGCGCCACTGCCGCAACCCGTTGGCACGCTCACGCTGTCGGGCTATGCGGCCTCTTTAATTGTCGCCGCGGCGGTGGGGATCGGCAGCCTCGCCGTCTCCGGGTTGACGCCTGCCGTGACTGTGGTCTCGACGGCCTCGCAACCGGCCGCGGGCACGCTGGTGCTCACCGGGCGCACGCCGTCCCTCGACAACACAGTGATGGTCGGTCAGGCGGCGGTGACGCTGACCGGGCGGACGCCTGTCCTGGTGACGTCGATCACCACGGGATCGCTCACGCTGACCGGCGCGGCGCCCACGGTCACCAATGTGCCGGTGATCGAGGTGCCTGCGGCCACGGTGACGGCGGCTGGCCTAGCGCCCACGCTCAGCTACGGTGTGAGCGGCGCGCTGCAAGGCTGGGTGCTCGGCACGGCGTCGCTAGACTCGACCGCGACGCTCGACACCGCCTATCTCGGCGCGGTCACGCTCGACGCCACCGGCACGGTCGCCGCCGCGGCGCTGACCCCCGATCAGGCCGCGTTGACCCTGACCGGCGCCGCGCCGTCGCTCGCGTATGCGACGCAGATCACGCCAGACGCCGGGGCGCTGGCGGTCACGGGGGCCACGCCGCGTCTCGACTCGCTGACGACGCCGGACGCGGGTACGCTGTCTGTCTCTGGTCTCGCTGCCGCGCTGCAATGGGCCACGACGCCAGACGCGGGCAGCCTGACCGTCACGGGCACCGCGCCGGCACTCGAGGACGCGCAGCCGGTCGACATGGGCGCGCTGGCCCTGACGGGCCTCGCGCCAAGCGTGTCCGAGTTTGCCGGCACGGTCACGCCGGGCACCGGTAGCCTCACCGTCACCGGCCCTGACGCCGCGCTGCAGTCGGACACCATACCAGCCGCCGGCGGCCTGACGGTCACGGGCACCGCGCCCACGGTCTCGGTTTTTGCGGGCACGGTCACGCCGGACGCCGGCGCGCTGTCTCTGACCGGCCACGCGCCCGCGCTCGACGCCCAGCTCGAGGTCGGCGCCAGCGTGCTGGCGATCACCGGCGAGGCGCCAACGCTCGCTATCGACGCCGGCATCCTGGTGGACCAGGCCGCGCTGGCCCTGACGGGTTTCGCGCCCGCGCTCGACGCGCAGCTCGAGGTCGGGGCCGGCACGGTGGCGCTGGTCGGGTTTGCGCCGACGCTCGCAGAGGCAATCAGCCTCGTGGTGGATGCGGGCGTGTTGTCGCTCGCAGGCGACCAGCCCGCACTTCAGACGCGGGTCGACACCAGCGCCGGGAGCGTGACGCTCGCCGGCGACCCGCCCGCGCTCGACTCCCAGTGGACGCCGGACGCCGCGGTGCTCGCGCTCACGACCTACGCGCCCGCCATCGACTACGCCGCCAGCATCACGGTGGATGCCGGCGCGCTGGTCCTCGGTCGTGACGCGCCGGCGCTGCTCAGCACGCAGCCGGTAGCGGCCGGTGACCTGGCCATCGACGGGCACGCACCGCAGACGCAGATGGCCTCCGCGCCAGACGCCGCGGCGCTCGGCCTCGTCGGGCTGTCGCCGTCGCTCCAGGGCACGGTGGGCGTCCCCGCGGGATCGCTCACGCTGACCGGGCCGGCGCCGAGTATCGTGCCGGCCAACATCGCACGGACGTGCCTAGACGTCTCGGCCAGCCGGACCACGGCGGTCGGCGTCTCGGTCAGCCGGACCACGGCGGTCGGCGTCTCGGCCAGCCGGACCACGGCCGTTGTCATCACGATTGGAGCTTGTGCATGAGTAGCACCACGCTGAACGCCGTTGAGACCTCGTTGATCCAGTTCATTGGCGACGATCACCAGTTCGTCTGCACCGAGTCGGCGGGCACGGCGCTGACCGGGTTCGCCTTGAGTTTCACCATAAAGCGGCGGCCGAGTGACCTGGACGCGGCGGCGCTGCTCACGCTCACGACGCCGACCGCGATCACGATTAGCGGCGCCGTGGCGACGATCAACGTGGCGGACAGTGACACGGACGGGTTGGCCGAGGGCACCTATCACTGGGAGCTCAAGCGCACCGACGCGTCGGCGGAGACGGTGCTCGGCTATGGCGCCTATCGGCTCGTGCGTGGCCTGCACCGGACCTAGTCGCTGGCGCGGCCAAGCCGCGGCATGCGGCCCTCAAGTGACGTGCGTATAACGTGCGCGGAATGGGCTATATGGGGCTATATACGGCTATGACTCGGCGGCCGTTTTGGGGATTTTGCTGAGGAAATCCACGATTCTGGCCTGATCGTGGATCAGCGTTTTGGCGTCCCCGACGGGACGACAACAGCCGTGTTTGCCTATGTTTTGGCGTGTTTGCGGCCGGACGTGCGTATAGCGTGCGCGGATCTGTTGTGCGGCTTGCGGCTCATGGCATCCACCAGCGTGCGATCGACCTTCGTCGGCCGGGTGTATCGCAGCACGGACTTGAGGTCGCGCCAGCCGCCCAGGGCCATGAGGTCGCGCAGGGACGCGCCGGCGTCAATGGCGCGGGTCGCGCCGGTGTGCCGCAGTCCGTGCCACGTCATGCCGTCTGGGCGTCCGTAGGGCACGCCAGCGGCCACGCAGGCGGCGCGGAACCGATAGGTCGCATTGTTGGCGCGGGGCTTTGCGGTCCGCACGGCGAGGTGGTGGAACACGTAAGCGCCGGAGCGCTCGAGGCCGTCAAGCGCGCGGCGCAGTCGGGTGGAGACCGGCACCCGGTACGGCTCGGTCTTGGGGTCCGGGATCTCGAGGTGTGTGCCGTGGTCCTGCGACCACTGCAAGCCGACGAGATCGGCCAGGCGGATGAGGGTATCGAGCGCGCCGATGAGGAGCGCCTGATCGGGCGGTGCCATCACGCGCAGCAGCTGGCGTTCGTCGTCGTAGCTCAGGATGCGCGGCGCGGCGGCACGGGCGCGAAGACGGTGCATCCCGTGCAGCGGATTCGTGGGCACGTATTTGGGCGTGGCGGCGCTCAGCATGGACTTGAGCACGTCGAGTTCGCGGTTGACCGTGCCGGGCTTCACCTGTTCGCGGCGGGCCGTGACCCATTCGCGGGCCAGGGCTTGGTCGATGAGGTGCAGCGGATAGCGACCGAAGAAGCGGGTCAGTGTGCGGATCGCGCTGGCTTCGCGGGCGGCGGTGCGTTTGGTCGGGGTGACGTGCGCGGCATACCAGGCCGCGTAGGTGCTGAAGGTGACCTGCTCACGCTCGACGGCGAGGCCGTGGCGCTGGCGCGCGAGGTCGCCCATGCGGGCGGCGTAGATGGACTCAGCGAGCGCGCGGTTCTCTTTCAGCACGCGCGGCGGGACGCCTTTGGCGAGCACCCGCGACGACTCGCGGATCTGCGGCAAGCCCGCACGTTCAAGCATCAACCAGAAGTATTTCGAGTCCTTGCGGACCACCACGCCCACGCGAGTTCTTCCTGCTAATGTGGTTTCACGGGGAATATTTATACACTAGCGTTTATAGGCCATATTTTGAGCACTTTCGCTACTTGCTTCGCCTATGCGCTCCGGTGTAGATTCGCGCCTTCCATTCAGCAAATATCGGAGCGCTGCCGCATGTCGCATCGTGTCACTCTCACGCCTTCGGAGTTCCGCGCTTGGCTGGCTTATCAATCGCTTCCGTGTTGGAAGCGGGCGTTGTGTCTGAGATTCGCACGCGATGTATCTGGCGCCCACGCGGCCGCTGTTTCGGCGCCAGCGCCCACACGTAGCCGCGCGCTGCGTCCCGACGATCGTGAGGGACGGCACGGTAGGCGTCGATGAGATCCTGCTCGTCCTCCGACGCGCGTAGGTCGAGCAGCTCAGTGAGGGTGTGCCCAAAGGCGCCCGCCATAGCGGCGAGTTCATCGAGGCTGGCCTCGACGAGTCCTTTCCGGTAGCTACTGACCCAGGGCTGAAAATGTCCGGCGGCTTCCGCGACCTGCTTCTGGGTCACCTTGGGATTGGTATCTAGCCAGAGTGCGATGCGGCGCCGTGCGCGCTCGTCGAGGCTCATGATGTCTGCCTCCCGTTTTATCCTGTTGACTTATAAATTTTAGTTCTATATATTCCGAACCGCAATGAAGAACCGATACAAGTCGCTTGCGGATTACCTCGCCAGCACCGGCCAAACGCAGGAGGGCCTAGCTCTTGCGTTGGGCATTGGACAGTCGCAGATCTCGAATTACGTGGCCGGCCGCAGCATGCCGCGCCCGGCGTTGGCCTTGCAGATCGCTGAGCACACGGGCGTGCCGGTCGAGGCGTTGCTCCGCGCGCGAGTCGAAGGCGTGGCGAGCTAAAAGGCGATGCGCGTCATTCCGCAACCCGATCCGCTCAGCCAGCGCACGTTGCTCACGATGCGCGAGCTGGCGATCTATCTGGGCTACTCCGGCAAACACGGCTACATCGCCGCGCACAAATTCGTGGCGCGTGCGGGTCTGCGGCGCGGCTGGCGTGGCCGGTGCGTCGTGGTGCGTCGTGACCAGGTGGACGGCGTGATGTTCGGCCTACGGCAAGTCACTCACGACAACAGGGGGGCGAGCGATGACCACGGACGATCCCGAGGCGGACGACCACGGCGGGCGATTGCTGTCGAGTGTGGCGTTGGTGCTGGCGCTTAACGTGCTGCTGCTCTCGCTGGTGTTCGGGCTGGCGTGCCTGGTGGCGACATGGGTGCGGGCATGAGCGCGCTGGACCGCGTGCCGGGCTGGGTGACGGTCGTGTGGCTGATTGGCGTGGCCACGCTGGCCGTGCTGGCGTGTGACGCGCCGCAGACGTGGACGTATCGGTAGACACGCGCAGCTTGCGTGGAGGCGAAGTGAAAAATTCCATTCATCGACTGGTGCGCGCCGAGCAGTGGGCCGACCAAATCTGCACACAGCTCGGGAAGTCCGTCGAGTCGATCATCGAAGTCGGTCGGCTCCTATCGAAAGCAAAGGCGGATCTCGCGCACGGCGAGTGGGGCCGCATTTTCGACGAGCGGTTGATTCCGGTAAGCCATCGAACAGCCAACTTCTACATGGTCGTCGCGTCCCACCCCCTGGTTTCAAATTCGAAAAATTTTTCGAATTTGCCGGCCACTGTTTCAACTCTCTACAAGTTGACGAAGCTCCCAGAACCAACGCTCAAGCACGCCCTTGCCGACGGGTTGATCACGCCAGACATGCCGAGCAAGGCCGTGAAAGCGCTGCTCCCAGTAGAGCGGAAGCCGGCGCCGGTCATCGACGTCTTGAGCGCACAGGCCGATGCCGTCGACGACTTCGAAATGCCGCGCTGGGCCGACGACGAGATCAGAACGCGTGTGCAGGCCGCACTGCAACCCGTGCGCGAACTGATCGAAGGGTGGCCGGACGATCAGGACTTCTCACTCCTGATGCACCAGCTCACGCAGATCACCCGCTACATTGAAAGGTTGGCTCAGCGCCATGAAGTATCCGCCTAACGGGAACATCCTCCGCGCGTTTGCGATGGGCAAGATAGGGTGGCCGTCCGCGATGGCTGAGTGGGTTGATAACGCGTTCGACCGTCATTCCACGCGTGTCTCATTCGTGTTTGAAAAGAACGTCCTGACGATTCAAGACGACGGAGAGGGAACGCCGACGCCGCACGCCATCGTGCAGCCCGGTCATCACACGCCGTCATCCGACGGACTTGGCGAGTTTGGCGTCGGCGGCTCGGAGTCGCTTCTGTGGGCCGGCGGCGAGAAGTCAAGCGTGTCGATCTTGAGCACACATCGAGGTATGACGCGCGAGCTCGAAATGAACTGGTCGGAATACGCGCGCTCTGAATGGGAGTTGCCAGATCCAAAGGAACGCCCCGCATTGCCGGGCGAGATCGGCACCCGCATCCAAGTCACGCCGGTCAAGGCCACACGGCCGCGGAGTTTCGACGCGCTGTGCGCTGAGCTGGGCTACATCTACGCGCACGCTATCCGGCGAGAAAATAAACAGATAGCGATCAAGACGACAGGGGGAGAGCGTCCGCGTCTCGTCGTGCCCTGGACACCACCACCGTTTGACCTACGGCTCCGCCAAGTCAACGAAGTCATCCAGGTCGGCAAGCGCACGGCGACGGTGCGCGCCGGAGTCGTTGCGGAGGGTGCGCGGAACGAGCGCTACGGCATCACGTATTGGTATCGCTACCGCGTCGTGTTTCCTAATTCTGTTAAGGGATGTGGCAGCTTCAATCCGACTCGCGTCTCTGGCTTTGTCGAACTGCTCGACGGGTGGAAAAGCAATCTCGGTCGAAGGAAGGACGAGATCGCGCTCGAGGCTGAGGAACTGTTCGCAGAGGTTGAGCGCGTGATGCGCCCTGTATTAGAGGACGCCGAACGCGCTGGTTCGACGTTCACTCTGAACGAACTGAGCCAGCGGCTGGAGTCCCGCATTGCCGCCGCGCTAAACCCACACGCGCCGGATTCGAAAGCGCGTCGACCTGGCGATGCCGATCAGGATGGTACGGTCGAGCCAAAGAACACGGGACGGAAGCACAAGCGAGCGGCCATCGATCAGCCTGGCTCAAGGTTTAGTGGAGCCAGCGGCGGCCGGGGCTTGCGCGTGGCCTACCAAAATCTTGGAGGCGACAGCGTTGGCGAATGTAAGCCGCCATTCGTGATTCTGAATCTTGACAATTCCTTTATTGCCGACGCAACAAAACGAGCTGACGACGACACATTGATCGTGGTCGTCGCGGCATTGATCGCCGACTGGGATGCACAACAGCCTGACAGCAAAGAGCGCTACTTCCGCGGCGTGTTGCGGTCATTTTCCGACCAGTTCGGTGTGGCGCTCAAGGCTTCGCCGTCGTTGGACGGCCGGCAACTCCTAGCGAAAGCAGTCGCGCGGTAACTCCGATTGTGTGACCACACAAACGAAGCGCCCGGCGGTGGATACGCCGAGCGCCAGATCGACCGCATGGAGGGCGGTGACCCAATGCCGAGTGCAGACGACATCCCCGAAAGCCCACAAGGTGATCTCAGGTGCCATCACGCATCTGGGCCGGACGCCTGACGACCACGACGACGGGTTGCGCGCGATCGCGATCTTGCTCGCGGCCAGGAAGGCGGTGCTGCAGTGATCCGCTCGGTCACCGGCCTGGACGATCCACGCGAAGGCGAGCAGGACGGCTGGTGCCCGCATGACCTGCGGTGCGAGTCGTGCCCGCTCTGCCGTGAGGACGGCGACGAGATGAGCACCGACCAGGCGTATGAGGCGCTGGCGCAGTTCCTCCGCGACAAATTGGATCAGGTTTCGACCAACAAAAAGGGGGCGGCATGACATCAGCAACCACAGGCGCACTGGCGGCGGCGCTGGCGAAGGCGCAGTCCAGTATTGACGGCGCGAAGAAGGACGCCAACAACCCGCACTTCAAGCAGCGATACGCCGATCTGGCGTCGACCTGGCAGGCATGCCGAGCCGCGCTCTTCGTGAATGGCCTGGCCGTGGTGCAGACCACAGAGGCCCGCGAGTCTGGCGCGGTGCTCGTGACTCGCCTACTGCACACGTCCGGGGAATGGGTGCAGGGCGAGACGCCGCTCCTGCTAGGCAGGGCGGACATGCAGGGCCTGGGCTCTGCGATCACCTATGCGCGCCGTTACGGGCTGGCGGCTATCGTGGGCGTATCGCCAGAGGACGATGACGGCAACGCGGCGGTGGGTGATGGCCGGCCGGCCGCGAAGGCGGCACCAAAGCCCGAGGGCTATGACGCCTGGCTGCTCGACATGGAGGCGGCGGCGGACACCGGTTTGGACGAGTTGACGCGGGCCTGGAAAGACAGCCCGCCACCGCTCCGCGCCTACATGCCGCATGACGTCCGGGACAACCTCAAGGCGCGGGCGGGCAAGGTGGCCGCGTGAGCTACACGCACATTGACGCACCACAGCGCAGCGACGACTGGTTCGCCGCGCGCCTGGGCCGGCTTACCGGCTCACGGGCCAAGGACATGCTGGCCGTCATTAAAAACGGTGAAGCGGCCAGCCGGCGCGACTTACGCGCGCAGCTCGTGGTCGAGCGGCTCACTAGCCGACCCGCTGAGGACGTGTACGTCAACGACGACATGCAGCGCGGCATCGACCTCGAGGACGCCGCTCGGCAAGCCTACGAGGCGCACAGCGGCAACCTAGTGGAGGCGTGTGGGTTCCTACAGCACACCACGCTCATGGCGGGTTTCTCGCCTGACGGGCTGGTGGGTGCGGACGGCCTGATCGAGATCAAGTGTCCGCGGCTGGCCACGCATTACCGGCGGCTCACCTCGAGCAGTGCGCCGTCTGAAGTGCTGCCGCAAGTGACGCATGGGCTGTGGCTGACTGGCCGCGCCTGGGCCGACATCGTGAGCTACGACGACCGATTCCCTTTAGACATGCAGCTTTGCGTGCATCGGGTCATGGCGGTGGATCTGGCGCTCGACGACTACGCCGTGAAGGTCGTTTCGTTCTTGGCAGAAGTGGACAGGGACTTGGCCGCGGTGCGCGGTTTAAAGGCGGTGGCGTGATGGCATTCGAGAAGAACCCGGACGAGTTGGGCGCGCTCTGGCTCAAGAGCGGCGCGAAGGGCGAGTACATGACCGGCACGATCGACGGCGTGAAAGTGATCTGCTTTCCGGTCCCAAAGAGCGGCGACAGAGCGCCGGCGTGGCGGGTGCTGAAGTCGAAGCCGCGCGAGGGACAGCCGGAGCCGGATCGGCGGCACGGCATCGCGCCGATCACTGACGCCGACGTGCCGTTCTAACCATGAGCGTCCGCGAGTTGATCAAGGGCATGCAGGCCGAGATGCGGACGGACCTGGCACCCGTCCGCGCGCGCGAGATTCTCGTGCAGCTCTCGTCGCTCTACGGCAATTGCATGGACGAGGCGAGACACGCGGACCACGCCTATGCCGTCGTGCTGTTGCGGTTTCTGGACGCGGATGAAGCGGCCAGCCGCGCCAAGATTCGCGCCGAGACCAGCCTGGAATATCTACGCAAGCGCGAAGCGCACGACACCATGGCGTTGGTGCTTGAGTCGATTCGATCACTCAAGGTGATGCTGCGCGGTATTGAGGCGGAGATGAGCCTTGCGCGATGACGAGCCGCACGTGGTCTGGGACGGCACGCCAAAGACAAGCCGTTACCTCTTCTGCGAGGCTGAGCCACCGCGTGCCGGCACGCTCGTGAGCGAGCAGCAGCAGCAGGCCAGCAAGCGCCAGCACTGTGAGCAGGCGTGGCAGGCGTGGGCGCAGCCGCTCACCGTCGCAGAGCTGGCCGATCAGCTCGGCCTGACGCGCAGACAGGCGACGGACGTGTTCTCTATGTTGCGAAACCGGCTGTCGGTGGTCGGTGCGCCTGTGCGCTCAGCCACGACGCGGCGGATGGTCTATCGGTATCGACGCAGCGTGGCGCCGGCAGCCTTACAGAAAGGGCGGGACTCGTGGCCTGGGTGAAGCTCGACGACAACGTTCCACACCATCGCAAGATGTTACAGGCCGGGCCAGCCGCCTGTTGGCTGTGGGTGTGCGGGCTGGCGTATGCCAACCGCCACGCCACCGATGGCCTCATTCCTGAGGCGGCCGTGCCGTTCCTCGGCTGTGCCGACTGGCACAAGTCCGTGCCGAAATTGACCGCGGTCGGGCTCTGGATCGCGGACGGTTCGGCCGGTTATCGGGTCCACGACTTCCTGCACTGGAACGACTCCGCGGCCACAAGACGGGCCAAAACCGCAGAAACAGCCGCGCGTGTAACAGCGTACAGGGACAGGCACCGGCGACCAGTGAAACGCGAGTGTAACGCTGTTACAACCGCGTCTAGCACCGCGGGGTGTAACACGACACCGCTACCGCAACCGCTACCAGTACAAGAACAACCCCCCGTACCCCCCTCTGGCGAGGGGGGCCTCAAGTTCACGCGAGCGGAACTGCGAGACGCCGAAAACGACCGGAGCTCGTATCAGTCGCACCAGCCGCGGTACGTCTACCGGGCGCATCGCGAGCCTGGCGTCGAGTACCCAGAGCCTCGGACCTGCCCGCATGAGCCGCAGTGCGACGAGCCGGCCGTCTGCCTGGCGCTCTTCGCTCGTGCGCGTCGAGCGCGAGTGCGTGAGGCGTTGACGTCATGAGCTGGGCCTACGCACGCCGGCAGACGGCCTGTGGGCACTGCCAAGCCTCGATCGGCATCGGGGACGCGTATTACGCGGGGGACGTGACGCCGACGCGCTGGTGCGTCTCGTGCGCGGCGCATGAGCTACGCCACGACAAGCCATTGACGATCGAGCCTTCGGCCGTGGCGCCACCGTGGACCGCGCCGCCACGCAAGCCGCGCGGCTTTGAGCGCGTTGACGGCCGGGACATCACCCACCGCATCCTCGGTGAGCGCGGCGAATGAAAGGCTTTCCTCCAGGGGATCCGCGTGCTCGAGCTGCCGGCGCGAAGGGTGGCGTGGCTAGTGGCGTCCGGCGCTGGCGGGTTGCCATGGCGACGATCCAGCGGCTTTGGCCGGACATGCCACGAGAGGCGGCGCACGCCGTCCATGCCTACGGCGAGACGCGGTATCGAGCGGGCGTGGTGGCGAAGTGCCGAGCGCGAAAGGTGGCTGCATGAAACAACCGAGCCTTGACTGGTCCGCGGCCGAGCCGGCCACGCTGGTGGTCGCGCCGAGTGTCTATCCGCAGGCGCGCGAGACCTCCGCGCTCGCCGCCGTGGCCAACCGGGCGCGCTCAAACCATAACGCGCGCGTGTTGGCGCTCATCACGGCCAGCGGCGACGCGGGCATGAGCGACTACGAGATCCAGTGTGCGACCGGACTAGGCCGAGCGTCCATCTGCCTGCGTCGGTTCGACCTGCGGGCGTTTCTCATCCCGGCCACCAGACGCGCGCTCAGCCAGTCGAAGCGTCCCATGGTGTGCTGGCGGCGTCGGACGGCCAGCGAGATGACGGCATGAACACACAAGCCTCGAGCATCCAATGCGAGTGCGGCCAGCGGCAGATCATCACGCCGACCGCCAGCGCGTGGGAGTTTCACTACCGCTGCAGCGCCTGCAAGCGGGCCGGCACGATTCGCTGGGCGCATCACGCGCCGCCACCGACCTACCAGCGGGACGCACAAGGTGAGCTGTTCTGATGACCGACGATGAATCCGCCTGCGCGCAGTGCCGGACGCCGCCGACCTTCGATGAGCGGCGCGCCGATCCGCAGCCGTGTCTGTGCGGGCGCCTGGTGACGCGTCCCGACTTGTGCGTGAGAGAGAGGGAGGCGCGTGGGGTCGCGTGCCTGCTCGCACAGCACCCGCACACCGGGAGCACGCCATGAAGCGCGCACGTCAGGCACCGGCGCGGCTGGAGAAATACGAGCAGGCCGACGGCGTGCAGCTCCTCCGGTCGATAGGCGCGACCGTCTACGTGCTCGGCACGGTCAGGCGAGCCACGGACTACCACGGCACAATGCAGACCCCCGGCCTGCCAGACGTGCAGGCGTTCCTGCCCCGGCGACTCGCGCATCAGCCGCGCCTGCTCATGTGGGAGGTCAAGCGCACCGGCGGACGCATTCGCGCCGAGCAGGCCGAGTTCCGCCGGCTCTGCCTCGGGGCCACGGTCGATCACGTCGTGGGCGACTTGAGCACGCTCATGGCGTGGCTGGTCGAGCACGGCTACTTACGCGCGGAGCAACTGCCGGCCTCGAGACAGCCGGCCGCCATGAAAGGGACGACTCAATGACGGACGACGAGTTATCCGCCACGCTGATGGACCGCCGCGCCCGCCTGGCGCTCGCGATCGCGCACCAGCGGGAGGAGTTGAGGGCGAGGCAGCAAGCGGGCACGCAAACGGTCGGACCGTGGGTGCCCGTGCCGCGGCCGGCGTGGGTCATGCCGGTGCCGTCACGGGCGCGGCGTGAGGCGGTCGCGCAGACGCCACGGAAGAACCGCAAGGCGGCAGTGAGCGCCGGCCGCGTGGTGGCATGGAGGCGAGCCTGATGTATCTGAGCACGCGAGACGTGGCCCGCCTGCTGAACGTGAAATACACCAGCAGCGTGATCGGGCTGATTAGTCGCGGCCTACTGGCGTGCGAGCGGCGCATTACGACGCGCGGGCACCGGACGCGCTACCTCGTGACGTTCGCCGAAGTGGAAGCCTACGCCTGTCGGCACGATCCCGCGATCCTCCCCAGACTGAGGCGCGCGGCGTCCTACCTTGAGCAGACCCGCGCCTGATGTTCCACGTGAACTAGCAGTTAGAGCAGTTAGAGCAGTCGCAAGGCATTGACACGTTCCGAGTGACCGCATACTTGATTCGGCTGGCCCGGTGCGCGCACGCCGATGGGCCTGCTCATGTCATGCACACTGCCGCATATGCCTATGTCGAGCACATGCTCGCCCGGCATCCCTACGCTCCCGACGCCTATGTCGTCGAGATCGGCGGACGGGACGTCAACGGCAGTGTGCGTGCGTTGTTCCACACCCCCGCGGTGCGCTACCTCTCCACCGACGTCAGCGACGGCATCGGCGTAGATCAGGTGGCCGACGGCGCGACTCTCACCCTCGACACGCCGGCCGATGTTGTCGTGTGCTGCGAGGTGCTCGAGCACGCCGCCAACGCGGGCGACATCGTGGCCAACATGGCCAGGATCGCCACACCAGGCGGTCTGCTCCTCATCACCGCCGCCGGCGCGCACGACACCTGGGCCCGCGCACCACACTCCGCCATTGACGGCGGCGACATCCGCGAGGGCGAGCACTACGCCAACATCACGCCGCACGCGTTGTCCGCATGGCTGACTCAGGCCGGCTGCGTCGACGTGCAGATCTGGCTGAACGCCGCCGCCTGCGACATCTACGCCAGCGCACGGGTCGCGCACTGATGCCAACCGCGCCGATGCGTCTCTGCTCAGGGAAGGGCGGCCTGTGTCGCAACCGCGTCACACACGGCCGCTGTGCCGACTGCACCCGCGCCACCAATCGCCAGCGCACCACCGCACACGCCCGCGGCTACACCAGCGCCTGGACCGCCTACGCCGCACAGTTCCGGCGCAACTATCCCGTGTGCGGAATGCGCGCCGACGGACAACGCTACCCCGACCACAGCGCTTGCACGCAACGCGGACGCGTGACCACTGACGACTTGGCGGTCGACCACATCCGACCCCACACCGGCCCCAGCGATCCGGGGTTCTTCGATCCCGCCAACCTCCAGGTGTTGTGCCGCACGTGCCATGGGGCGAAGACCGCGACCTATGACGCCGGGTTCGGCCACCCCCTACGGGGTAGGCCCTGACGTGTTCATCGCATTCAAAAACGTGGATTGTCAACGAGTTGACGGACACGGGGGGGATCGAATCCCTAGGATCTGCACGCCCCAAACCTTAGCCCCGCCATCTTCGCGCAAACTGCTATTCA